GCCCCCGACCGATATAAAAGTCGGGGGTTTTTTATATGCTTAATTTTACGAAAGGAAATATTGAAACTATCTATGTGACGGCAAATGAAAATGCTTCATTTGTAACATCATGTTTTCATTTTATTTTTACGAATAAAATCACACTTGAAGTAGTAGATTTTATTGCAACAAATGTCAGCACAACAAAAAGATATGATAAATTTGCAATTGAAATAAACACCTATTTTGAAAATTCAACATTAGGATTTTATGGATACGAAATTTATGAAACTGAATGCCCTTTTGGTGGCGATGGGCAATTAGTTGAAACCGGATTTATGAATTTGCAGCCTGCCACACAATTTGAGCCAGTAGAATATACAGACCAAAACAACGATTTTAAAATTTACAATGGAGAATAATTATAACAATCTTATAAGCATCAAATTTGCAAAAGCGCAGCAACCTATTTTTAAAGAAAACAGGGGCAAAAAATATATTGAGTTTGGAATAAATAATGATTACCCAAACTACTTACTAGACCTGTATTCTGAAAGCCCGAAGCATGGCAGCATCGTTAAGGGTAAAGCGTTTTACATTTTCGGTAAAGGCTTTGAGGATGTGCCGCAAAATGCAAATACCAAAGGCGAAAGTTGGAACGAGGTAATGCAAAAATGTATCCTAGATAATGAATTATTCGGAGGGTATTATTTGCAAATTATCTACAACCTTTTAGGGCAAATAAAAGATGTGTATCATATCGACTATCAGAAAGTAAGAACTAACGAAGCACAATCTGAATTTTTTGTAAAAAATGATTGGCAAAATAATCGTGAAGAGATGCGCCAATATTGTGCATTTAATGTAAATGAGCCAACAGGAAGCCAAATATTATTTGTCAAGGAATACAATCCGAAAGGTAACGTTTACCCTACACCACATTACAATCAAGGATTAAACTACATAGAAAGTGACATACAAATAAGCCGCCATATTTTAGGCAACGCTAAAGATGGATTTGTACCTTCAACGCTTATCAATTTGAATGGTGGAGAACCCCAGGAAGAGGCAAAGGAAGCGGTTGAAAAAGGAATAAAAAAGAAGTTTACAGGTAGCGAGGCCGACAGGGTAGTAATCATGTTTAACAAATCGAAAGATAACGCCGCCGAAATTGTTAGTCTGGCATCAACAATGCTAACAAAAGAGGATTTTACCAATATCAACAAATTAATTCAGCAGGAAATTTACGCCGCGCATTCGATTACTTCGCCCGTTCTTTTTGGTATTCAATCAGATGCAGCGTTCGGAAGTGGCAACGAAATTCGTGATGCTTACACCGTATTTAATAACGTTTACGTTAATTCTAAGCAGCAACAATTTGAACTAGTTTTCAACAAATTGATGCACTACACAGGCATAACCGAAGATTATACTATTGTTCCTGTTGAGCCGCTAGGATTTCAATTTAGCGAGGCTATAATGGCCGCAAATATGACGCGCGATGAGATACGTGAGAAGTTAGGCTTAATGCCTGAAAACACGGCTATAAATGCGCCACAAACACAACAGGCCGCACCCGAAGTAAATGCAAATCTAGCTGCTATGACCGGCCGACAGTTTCAGCAACTTGAAAGGATAAAAAGAAAGTACGAGGCTGGAAAACTTACACGCGATCAGGCCGCTATGATGTTAAAAAATTCGTTTGGAATATCCGATGCAGATGTAGCCTTATTTTTGGATGTGAATGAAGCGCAAAATTTTGAGTCACAGGATGAAATTGATTTTGCAATCTTGAATGAATTTGAAAACATTTACGAGAATTTAAGCGACTTTGAGATTGTAAAAAAAAAGCCTTTTAGCGAAGCCGAATATTTTGCAGACGTCCCCGAATTAACGCAAATCGAAAGCAACGTTTTAGACTTAATAAATAAGGACAAAAGGATAACTCCCGAAGTCGCGGCAAAGGCTTTGAATATTACAATTGATGAAGCAGATGCAGCGTTCAAATCTTTGTTCCAAAAAGAAGTCATAAAAGTTTCTACAAAGAAAATCGGACAAGATGAAATAATCGAACGTGAGCGAACAAGCAAAAAGATAGACACACCAAAGCCGGGAAGCAAAACAATACTTTTACGTTATACATATGCTGGCCCAGAAGATGACCGCAACCGCCCATTTTGCGCACGTATGTTGGAACTAGCGAAAACAAAAGTCTGGAGCCGTGCAAACATTGAGCAGATAAGCGAAAGACTAGGGTATTCGGTTTGGGACAGACGGGGCGGATGGTTTACGTTACCAACAGGCGAACACCGACCATATTGCCGTCATTCTTGGCAATCTTTAACAGTCATTAAAAAAAATTAGTATGAGCGCAAACATTTTATTTATTGGGGAGGCACTTTTGAAAAGTCGCACCGGGATGAGCGACAATATAGACGGCAAACAATTAAAGCCGCAGATTAAATTAGCGCAAGATATGTACGTTCAATCGGCCTTGGGCAGTACATTATATTTGCGTTTGCAAAGTGGAATTGAAGCGGATAATTTAGGCGCAAATGAAATCACGTTATTAAACAATTATGTGACGGATTGCTGCATTTGGTACACGATGTCTTTATTGCCGATGGCCTTAGGATATCAATTTTTTTCTAAGGGAGTTTTACAAAAAACCGCTGAAGAAAGCAACACACCAAGCCGGGCGGATCTTGAACTAATTTCAAACCAATACAAAGAAACGGCAGAATTTTACAAGCAAAGGTTAATCAATTATCTACGTGAAAATTATTCACTTTATGCAGAATATTTTTCGCCCGGAAGCGGATATGATGTAATTTTCCCGGAGTCGAAAGCATATACATGTCCTATTTACTTAGGTGACGTTCCCGGCTTTACACGCACATACGGAAACAACAGCGCAGGCGGCACACCGCTAACTGTTTACATTACTCCCGATGCTGGTTTATCACAGTTTTATGTTAGTGAAATTGCAAATAAAATAGTGGTAATTGCAACACGTAGCGGACAAGTAAAAGGAATCACAAACGCCAACACGACAAACACAATGTATCTGCAAATAAACGGTAATATTGTAACTTTGCCCGTAGGCGATTTAACCCAAGCAGGCGAACTATTTACTTTCACTTATAGATAGAAAATGTATAAAAAAAGTTTAATCGAAAAAGTATTATTTCATGACCTACAACCAATTAGTAACAACATTGCAAAGCCTGTTGAGCAGCCACGCAATGATCAAAACAGTAAAGCACACAACGCCAAAGGAATGGCTGCAAAGGGAATCACAGCCGGTGTTTCCAATAGCAACATTCAACATAAACAACGGGAGCATTAATGTTGGCGCACAACAGGTTTACACCGTTCAATTTTTCTTTTTAGACAAATCCGGACTTGAAGCCGAATATGAAACGGATGTAACTAGCGATCAAATACAAATTGCATCGGACATTATCAATATTATGCGGATTGGAAGCAATGATTATTTCATAGACGATGATGTTTCATTTAATTGCATTTCGGACAAATACGAGGATTATCTTGCCGGGGTTGAATTTACCATAAACATAACAACCCAATCTGATTTTAGCGCATGTGACGCACCATTAAATTAACGACATGAAAAAATTAATCTTACTCCTTTTTTTACTTCCATTTTTTGCCCGTGCGCAAACATATCAGTCAATGCCCCAAGCCGGATATGGCCCTGTAAAGCGAATGTTATTCGATAGCGTTTTAACGCTTCCGTTAGGCATTACTAAACTGCAAAATATAAGCGGTGGGCGTGATGTAGGGCAATTGAGATATAATGTTATTGATTCAAGCCTATACACTTATAGCGGTTCACGATGGATAAAATCGGGTATTGATACAAGTACGATTTATTATAATCTAGGACTGAAATTAAATATCAGTGATACGGCGCAAATGATGTCAGCCGCTCCTAGAGTTCAGCGTTTTTTAGATAGTGTGACAAACTTAAAAAGTTTGATTGATTTAAAGGTAAATATTGCAGATACGGCTGCCATGCTTGCACCGTACACTAGAGCCACACAAACGGCATTAAAATTGAACATAAGCGATACGGCAAGTATGTTATCGGCCTACACAAGATTAGCCGCCAATGCGCTTAAATTAAACATCAGCGATACCGCAGCAATGATGGCGGCAGCACCACGAGTGCAAAGGTTTTTAGATTCAGTCGCAAACTTAAAAACATCTATAGCCACAAAGCAAAACACGCTTACCCTCACCACTACAGGCACAAGCGGAGCGGCAACGTTAACGGGCGCGACGCTAAACATACCTCAATATTTAAGTGCAAATATTTATAATTCAGATGGAAGTTTGACAGGTGCAAGAACATTAACTTTAAATAGTCAACCGCTAACTTTTGCAGGCACAACATCAACACGGTTTTTTGCAAATGGGCGATTAACAATAGGTGGAATAGTAGATGCTGGATATATTTTAGATGTTGTAGGTGGGGATGCAAGGATTAATACTATCCGTGTGGGATTGGGGAACGGACAAATAGCTGCAAATTTAGCCGTGGGAGTTGATGCCCTAAAAATAAATAGTACAGGTAATTTTAATTTAGGCATTGGATTGAACGCACTTGCAGCAGTTACTACGGGTCTATCAAATGTTGCTGTTGGTGCGGATGCAGCCAAA